CCGCTCTGTATTTCCCTCATTATAGCAATTTTATGGAGGGGTTGCAATAATTAAGGCGCCCAATAATTTCCCTTTAAAGCATTTTCAATACTCCCGCCGATTTCAGAAAAGAAAAATGCTGCTTCATCTTCTTCATCTGTGTCGTTTCCATCATGCCATATTTCACGACCGATATTTTTACAGATTTCACTTGCTTTTTGCAGTATTTCTTTTTCTTCATCAGAAAAACTGACACTGCAATTCGTACTTGTAGATATACTTGCAATACTTATCCCCTCTCCCAAAAATAAATAACACTCTTTCCAGACGAATCCCACGTATCGTAAAACATTCCATCCACCACCGTCACCACATGCCCGTCAAGCCCAAGAACGTATGTACCATGCGGAAAGTTGCAGCAAAATTTGTAAACGTCCATAGGGTAATCCGGCTCATAGCGAACATAGCCGTTATCTGCCAGGTATTCACCCCATACTTTATTTGCTGACAAAACATCCTTTTGACGGTACGCAATCTGCACAAGGTCGTCAAAGACTTCATTCCATGTGCGGTTTGTAGCCTTGCAGCACGCACGAATGGCGCAGTCGCCGACACGTCTTTTTAAAGGATTGCTGTTATATTCTACCCATCTATTATTCATGCTGTATCTCCTGCCATTCCACGGGGTGTATTGCATTTACCCATGTTTTCCCATCATAATATCCCACAGAGTATGATTTCCCGTTGAATATCAAATCTTCTTTGTCATGCTTTGGCGGCTCACTGCATGGAATCCAGCCGCCGTTTGTCGCCAACTTTTTGGATAATGCCTCTATGGTGTCAGCGGCTTTTCTAAGCAATCTCTGTAATATCTTTGCCTCCGCACGGTTTAATTCCCATGCGCTCCCGACAGCGTTGTAAATATCAGCTTTATAACGCAGTTCTCTTACCTGTTCGCTTATTATACTCATCTTCCCTACCTCCTACCACAATTTTACAACAGATTCGTGCGGGGGTTGTACCAATTATTCAGAGGTTTTCTCTGCCTTTCTCTGTAACTCATTAAAATACTCTTTCTTCGCAATCACATATCCATTGTCCAGCTCAATGTAATTCTCGTGGCATATAAATGGTCTTTTCCACAAATTATCAGTTACCTTATGTGCGTCTTTAACGTCCATCATGATTCTTCCTTCTCCTTTTCTTTCTTATATCTCCTTGCCCCAGCATTACTCCGCTTTGTCTGCTCCCTGCCGAAATCAGCTACCTTTATGCGGTCATACTGCGGCTGCAAGTCGTTCTGTTTGCAGAAATCGTTGTACGCCTTGTTTTTCTGTGTGAGCTGGTACGCCATGCGGTCATAATCCCTCTGCAATATCTCCTTAACGTCCGTTTCTGCCACGCCGGATATTTCCTGCTCTTTCACAATCAGCTTTCGTTTCCATGCCCGCAGACTCCGCTCCATTGCACGCTGTTTCTGTTGGAGTTCATACCGCTTTTTGTTTTCCTCGCTGTCTATTTTCAGATTGCCTTTTTCGTCCACATAGGGATTGCGTAGGAGCTTATCCCAAGGCTTGTGTGAGTGCCGGCAGTTGTATCCGTGTAATCCAAGCGGATTTTTAACGGTCCCTTGCCCGGTGTTCGGGTCCACATCATAGCCTGTCCGTTCCAGTAAATTCGGGTATTCTGATGTGGTCCCTCGGATTTTATACACCTTGCCTTGCCAGTCTGCATGAGAAGCAAGAGCTGGCTGTCCTTTCTGCGCCACTCTCGCCCCCAGATGCGCCGATACAAGGACATACTCAATTCCGCCCTCAACTATGTACTGATTCGTGACCTGTGCTGCTGTCTGGTTCATTGATGTGACAACGCACAATCTAACCGCCGCTTCCAGTGTCCGGCGTGCACCACTCGGATAATCCACATATATCCCTCGGACAGCATACCTATCCAGAATATCACATACCGCCTCTGAATAGCTTTGTGCACCAGAAGAAACCTTCAAATCAGCTTCATCAAGCATATTTATAAGGTCAATCTGCGACTGATTCATGGTCGTTCGTGTGAGGTTCGTTAATTCACTTAAGCTCTTTTTATATTCAGCGTCCATAATACGGATTACAGCGGCATTTTCAAGTGGGTTCGATAATTCTATGCCTAACTGTCCTAAAGTTGCTCTATCGTCCTCCCACTAAGTCAGAACTGCATCTTGCAGGAGGAAGCGAAGTTCTTTTCGTGTCAGACCCGTCAACTTCTGCAATTTCTGCTCAATCGCCGCCTGGCTCTCGCCCATCTGCTGCAATTTCCAGATAAGGCGGTCGGCGGTTGCGGTCATTTCCCCAGCGGAGAGTAGGCGTCGGGTGATGTCTTTGAGGATAAAGTTTTCGAGTTGTCGGTAGAGTTCAAGCAATCTATCCTCTTTGTGGTCGAAGTATTCCGGCGGCAACATAGCTCAATCCATCCTGTCAAGCTGTTGCATATCGAAAAAGTATCTAACATCAAACTGTGACGGTATAACAAAATCTCCGTCAAAGTCTGTGCTTATATGCCACTTTCCGTCAGACCTTAACTCTGCAACTTGTGGCAGACATTCTTCCTCCCCGTCAAAATACTTAATAAGCACCCAATCATATTTTTCTCTGCTATACTCTGATATTGGTTGCCATCCTCTAAAATTTTTCATTCCACTACTCCTTTCCTGCTGTCCTCTTGACTAAATCTATCCATTCATCTTCTTAAATACAACAAATATTCCCTCTTCCTTATAGCAAGTTGCTGAAACAACTTCTAATCCGTTTTCCTCTGCATAATTATTGATAACATCATCAATCAAGTACGCTTCAATTTCCAGAGTATCATCAGAATTTCTATGTACTCCATATTCAAAATACTTAATCATAATATCATTCCTTTCCTGCGGTTCTTTTTACCAACCTTACCCAATCATCACCGTGCTGCGCTTTCGCTTTTTCAAACCAATGGTCTCCCGTCCCTGATGTGTGGTATGTAAGAGGTCGCCCTGTCGGGTTCTTCTTTGGTGGAGAGTACCAGCTGGTTATATTGCCCTCTGCGTCCTTTATAGGGATATTTGGACCATATACCTCACCTTTATACTGATAATGTGCATAAGGTGTGTTATACTCAATCTCGCCGCCATATATCCCCTGCGGATAATTCACGCTGTTACGGAGCGTTCCCTGCTGGAATGGTATCAGAGGGTCGCAGTCGGCCACCACTTGCATATTCAGCAATTTTTGGGCTTCTTTAAAATTTCGGTCTATCCGCTTAGTGTCAATATTTATATCGACATTCCCTATGTGCTGTCTGATTTTCATAAAATCACACTCCGATTGTAAAAGCTGCTACTTCTGACAATAAAAAGAATATTTTTTCCTTTCCATCTTCTGATGAAAAGCCTGTAACAGAATTAGAATTGACATTTTGGAACATTTCTTTTGCTACCTGTTCGCTGTTATACTTATCTGTTTTATATATTCCTTTAAGTATATTGCCGCTTTTCAAAATAATAGTTACTTTCCATTCATACATTCCCTATTCCTCTCCAAACAATCCTTCCTGCGGCTCATTCTCACTTTTGGCTTCTGCCACAAGTAGTTTAGCCTCCTCTTCACTCATGCCCTCAAATTTTGTGTAGTAAAGCCAGAGAGGATATTTCCCTTGCATAACGTATCCCCAGTGCCTTGACCTATCCTCCTCCCAGTTGTACGTGATATCCCCAAAGTCATAATTTACCTCGTACACCCCAACCGGCGCAAGGCTGTATATATCAGCGTATTTATCCAGCGCATAGATAAGTCCGTCCGTAGCCGACTGGAAGCTGTCCCGTATCTGCTTTATGTACTGTATGGTCTCCCGGTCGTCTGCTTCCACCTGTGTTGCGGTAACGTGCCCCGTCCTACCGTTTAACACAAACTGCCCTGTACTGTATCCACACTTCACACCGACAAGATTTAAAAAGTGGTCTATTCCGCTCAATCTGTCCGCTGTCTGCAATGCCGGATTTACTTCGTGGTATTCGTCCCCCGTTGTGCTGCCGGGCAAGATACGCGCCCATCGGGGCAATGCTTTCCCAGTCTTGTCCACGGCGCCACCTGGAGCAATACGTCCTCTGACTGGCTTCCCGTCTTCCTCAATCAGCATATCCCCCAAAAAGGCCATCTTCTGGCTATCAAATATTTCATCTTCCAGTCTCGTCCATGCAATATCAAGGCTCTTTAATTCCTTCTGCGCATTAGAGAATAT